TTGCTGGTAGCGCGTCGTCAACGTCGCGGTACACGGTTACGGTGCAACGGTAAAAGCATGAGCCGTCGGGCATTGTCACAACTTCCGCGCTTGTTTCCTGTATTCGAAGGTTAGGCCAACGCTTCAACGCTTCATTTAAGCGGGTCGGCACGTCTACATAATTGTCAATGCTAAAAGCCATGTGTCGGGTCCTTTTGTGTCGGGTTTAAATTGCTGCGGGCAACGTATCCATTGGGTGTAACAAACTTTGTGGCGTCATAAAACACGGTGCCGGCATGTTGGTTGCCCAACGTGTTGGGTGCCATGTTTCGTAAAGCGTTTGCCAACCTCGAAGGCTTACTGTGCGTGTGTCTGCGTCAAGTGTTGCCAAAATGTATATTGCGGGTTTGTCGCACTCATGGGTAAGCAAGCAACCGTTAGCGCGCAATGTGCTTCTTACTTCGTAGCCGGCTACGTCGCTAGCGTTTTTGTTGTACGGCTCAAAACCCCAGGCCAATTGCAAGTATTTTGCTACAGCAAACTCACCAATGCAGCCTATTTTCATTGCTTTTAGGCTGTCGGCAGGGGTTAGCCCGTAGTTGTGTTTTGCACCGCGCGCGTCGCACCAATCTATTCGTAAACGTGCAACGGCGTAGGCGTAGTCAATTTCGTTTTGGGTTAGCGCAATTTGTGGCATGTCACCCGCCAAGCGCTTCGATTGCTTCGCTTACGGTTTGCCAGTCGGTTGTATTGCCGCTTAGGTCTAGGTCAACTGCCAAATGTTTTAGCCGGGCGATCAAGTCGGCGTGTTTTGGTTTGTACGGTATATGTGCGGGCCTGCATATTTCGTCTAACAAGTTTTTAATTACTGTTTCGTGCCTTTGCAGGGCGTTTTGTGTCGGGTCTAACATGCGTCGGGTTTCCTCGCTTAGTGTGTTGTCGGGGTAGGGCTGTTCTTGCATTTAGTTTGCTGTTTTCCATGGTAGCCAACCGCTGTTGTTCCAAATGGCAACCATGGCTTTAGTGTTTGTTACTGGGTTAAATAGTTCGTCGCATGTTTGCAAAATGCCTTGTGCTTGCAACCAGCCAGTAGGCCAGTACGTCGAGGGTTTGCACCAAAAATAATTTATTTGGTAAATCCCAGCTGACCCGCCCATTGTGTCGGTGGCATTGAAAGCGTCACTTGTGCAAAGGCTTTCACGTACAGCGACCCGTAACGCGGTTTCTAGCTCTGCCTGCGGTAATCCCTCGGCAACTGCCAAAGTCGCCACCTGCGAGCATGTAGTGACCAATGCGGGCATTGTGGTTGTTGTAGTCGTTGTTGGCGGTAGGGAAGCAATTACGACCTGTGGGGTTGGCGCGGTGGCCTGTGCATTATTAAAACCAAAAGCGATCAAAACGCCCAAAACTAGGGCTAATAAGCCTGTGAGCAATCTGTGAATAATCATTAGTTGGGCCTTTCCATTTGGTAGGGGTTTCCCCATGTGCCGTGTGCCGGGCTTTTAAATGCCATTTGCGCGTGCAAGCAATCAAGGGTGTCCGGGTCGCGAAATAGTTGAACCATAACTTGCTGCCCTGTTTCAAGGGTTGTTATGAAACATTCGTAAATAAAGGTTTGCGGCTCTGTCATAGGTTTAGGCTTTCCGTCGGTGCAAAAACCCTAGCCAACGATTGTTACGCGGTTGTGGATACCCCAAATGTCGCTTCAAATATGGCTTTTACGGCGTCCGGATTGTCGGCAAACGCCGGGCTTAGTTCTATGTGCCACCAATCGCCACCGGGTGCGCTTGACACGGTTTTTGTTTCGTACACTTTCCACGCTTGGCGATCACAACGCCACGACGCGCCCCAAGGTTTGCTGAAGTAGTCAATAACCATTTGCACACCGAAAGCGTTGGCGTTAGCAAGTATTTTGTCAATAAAAACTTTGGATACCGCGCGACCTTCTTTAATGCCTTTGCCATCAATTTTGCGGTACGACAAATCCATTGCGCGACCTGTGGCATGTACTGACAATGTGCCAGGCTTCGAGCGAACGTCACGTTGGCCATAAGTCCCATTGTTCCAAAGCGCCCCGTTTGAATACTTGGCAGCTTGCCTTACCCATTCCTCGGTGCCGGCACGTTTGCCAGTTGCCGGGCCGTCGCTGTTCCCTATGTAGTCGCGCGCACCAACAACACCCGGTTTGGCTTTAGCAATCATTGGTCGCTTGGTGTTCCTGGCTTGCTTTTAAGTCCATTTGAGGCAACAAGGCCGCTAAGTGTGCCAGTAAGGAAAACTAGCAACGTGCTTAAAAGGTCAATTAGTTGTGCGTCGGTTGGGGCTTGTTCGGTTGGTTGGTCAACAAACAAAATGCCGTAAATAAACGCCATGACCGTAAAGGTAAAACACAATGCCATTAGACGGCCTACAAAAACGATTAATGAAGCGTGGTGTTGTTCGGGTGTTTTATTCACATGCGGCCTTTGTAAAGCATTGGTACTCGATATTCGTTTTAGAAACTGTGCAACCACTACAACCCCAAACTACGACGGCAACTAAAAGCGCGTACCCAATCATGTAACGCCATTTCATTACTCAACCGGGTTATAGGGCGGTTGTGGAATGTAAACGGGTGGCACAAAATCTTTGGTTTTTGCGTCATAGGTGTAACCAACGCCAGCGTATGTTTTGCCGGGTGCGTTAACAAACGTTTCTACGTATGTGCCGGGGTAACGTTCGGGGTTTGCGTCTAAAAATTCTTGTGTAACTACATGAACGGCAATGACAATGCTTTCGGCGTTAATTTCTGCAAAATATTGTGTTTCGCTCATGCTTTAATTCTCACATAAACAATGCCGGAACCGCCAGCACCACCCGGCGCGGCAACCGTGCTACCAGCACCACCACCACCGCCACCTGTGTTTGCTGCCGCGCTGTTTCCTGTATTAACGCTTCCAGCACCACCAACACCCGAACCGCCGGCGCCCGGTGATGTTCCTGAACCGCCACCACCACCACCAGCCTTAAACAATGCGCTACCACCAATAAATGCGCTCACGTCATAACCCGCGCCACCAGCGCCGCCAGTTGTTGTAACCGCGGCTGAACCTACTGCTGTTGCACCGCCACCACCGCCACCTGCTTGGTTGGAACCAGTTGCACCGTTGCCACCAGCAAAGCCGATAATAGTTGGAAATAACGAAACTTGACCTGTTGAATATGGGGCACCACCACCACCACCACCGCCGCCGCCGCTTGCGCCTGAATAACCGACATTGTTAGCAACGCCAACGTTTGTCCAGCCTGCATACCCGCCGCCAATGATGCTAAAACTGCGCGCCGTGTTGTTAATGCTTGAGCCTGCGCCGTTTGTTCCTGCTGCGCTAGTTGTCGCGCCTGCGCCACCTGCGCCAATGTCAATTGCATAAGTTGCGGCCGTTAGGTAAACCGATTGAATAACTATTCCACCAGCACCGCCGCCGCCGCCGCTGTAGTTTCCGCTGTTAGATGAACCGCCACCGCCGCCACCGCCAACTAGGCAAATATCAAATAGTCCGTCTTTGCTTACAACAAGGTTGCCGTCGGTTGTAAAAGTTAAAAGCGTGTAATTTATGCCGCCAACGGTAACGCTTGACGATGAACCACCAGTTGCAGCGCCATAAGTTGCACCGCCACCGCTAAAAAAAATAGCAGCACTAGCACTTGTAAAATACAAGGTGCCACCTGCCCACGTGCCTAACGCTAGTGATGAAGCGGTTGTTACTGTTGCCGTGCCGGCGGTAATCGTGCAAACACCCGCGCCAATGTTTTGTATAAAAAGTGTGTCACCGGCAGCAAACAATCCGCTGTTTACGGTAATGGTTGTTGCCCCGGCGTTTGACATAACAACACGGGTGCCTTTGTCGGCTGCGACCAGCGTGTAGTTAGCCGTTTTATTTGAAACGGTTTGGTTGTAGTCGTTGGCCTGTAATGCGTCCATTTGCGCGGCGGTTAAAACCTGCCCTGCGGTAAAATCTTGAATAGCCATAGTTTTAGCCTAGATCACCCCAGCACATTTAGCGCGTCAATTTTTCCAAACTCTGCATTGTCAAGTATCAATTCGTACACAATCGTTGTAGGGCTTGTAAACAAACTGACCCGGTGGCCGTCCAAATTAATGGCATGCTCGACACCCTCTACGGAAAGCTCTTGGGCCAACGTGGTTGTTGTGGACCCTGTAACAAATGTGCGTTGAATACTGATTGTGTCCGAAACGTCAATTGTTGCCACGGTGTCGCGTTGGGCGTTGGTAAGGGCACCAAAGACGGTTTCTACGCTGTTGTAGCGCGCTTCCGGGGTGCCGTTCAAAAGGTAACTTGCGGCCGTGTCAATTTGCCCTTGTACGTGTAAAAGGCTATTTGTAATGCTGTTAGTTTGAACAAAAAATTGAGCTTGGCTTGACAGATCGTCGGCGGTGCTTGTTTTGCCGTCTAAGGCTTCTATGTACACCCTGTTAGTAACGCTGTCCGCTTCAAAGGTAATACCCAAATTTGTGTACGGTACGCCCGTTCCGTCGTCCATAAAGTCAATTACGGGACCGCTAAGGGTTGTTCCCACACGCGGCGTAAAGGTTAAAACCCCGTCGCGCGCCACAAACAAACGGCCAAATTCTGCGGTTTGGTTAATTTGCAAAAGGTACGCCAAAACGTTTGTACCAGCCGGCACTGTGTAAGCGGCGGCGTGGCCTAGGTCTACTGTGCCAGGGTCAATGCTTCGAGCGGCGCCAGTTGGGTAGTTGACTTCCGGCAAATCTAAAACGGTTTCTATGCGTTCGCCGGACGTTTCAACGCCAACGTTTAGTTCGTCCATAAACGTTTGGCTTAACAAATAAAAGTTGTCGCTGCAATACACCGTTACTGTGTCTATGCCGTCCAACGCAAAGTTGTAGTCGTAGTTAACCACTTTGCCGCGGTACAAGTATTCGGGGTTGTTAGAGCTGTCGTATCGGATTAGTTCCACGGCGCGCATTGGGGCAAGGCCCGGCAATGCTTCCGGGGTGTTGTAGTACGGGCCGTTTTCGTCAAACGGGTTAAAAATGCCGTCCACGTCGTTAATGGTAAAAGTCATTGTTCCCGCTGCGAATTGGTCGCCAATGTCGCGACGGCCGCGCCTAATGCTTATTTGTGTTGTGCTTGCTGTTACGTCAGCAAAATCTGTTGTCGGCCCCAACGGGTAAACGCCGTCCAGCAATCCTTTAATGTCGCTGTCAAGTACGAAACTGCCAACGTCGTAACCGGTGTCAATTAAAAGGCTGTAATTGCCGGCTTGGGTTATTGCACTTCCTGGCATTACCTGTAACCAACTACGGGTACTTCAAGCGGGCCGTTTTGGCGGGTAAAGGCTTTAAGGCTGTCGGCTACTACGCGTCCAATTTCGGCACTTGTTGCCATGCCACCATTAACGTTTACGGTAATTGGTGCACTACTGCCGCGCATTGCTTGGTGTTCGGCGACGCTTGCCATGCTCGAAGCACTAGGCGTTGGTGTAGCAATTGTTTGGCCTGCCGTAATTTGTGTAAAAGCAATGTCTGTTTGGGCTTGCTGTAAAAGGGCATTTAGGCGCTTGGTGCTTAAATTTGGGTTTTTCAATATCTTTTCGTATTTGGCTAACACGCTTTCTAACCCAGCAACAAGCGCGTTGCCCTGATCTACGCCGGCTTGGTAGAAACGGCTTGCGCTGTCTAGGCCTAGTTTGTCGGCAACGTCTTGGACGGTGGCAACTAGCGCGTTAACCCCGTTAGGACCTGTAATGGCTTCCTGACCGCCTGCAACCAGTTCGGCGGCGATTGCTGCACCTGCCTGTCCGCCTGCGTCTAAAACGGCTTGTAACGCGTCTAGTGACAATCCACGGGTAAGCAAAACGTCCACATTGTTGGCGTACTGTTTGACCCCTGCAACCTGATCTTGAAGCCCGGCTAGGAAGCCTGCCCCTGTTTCGTCGCCTGCGTCTTTAGCGTCGCTGAAATTAAACGCGTCCGAAATGCTGTCGGCAACGTTTTTGCCAAAATCTGCAAAGGCTGATTGGGCGTCGGTCAACTGGTTTTTAGCGTCGTCCAAAGCGTCGTTTAGTTTGTTTTTTATGGTGTCGTACAGCTCATTAACTTTTTTGGTCGCGCCCCCGGCGCCCCCGCCCATGCCTTCAAACGCGGTTGTAACGCCGTCTACCGTCGGTTTCAATAGTTCGGCTTGGCCTGCCAGTCGAGCGGTTGCCGCTTCGGTCGCCAACATTTTGGCCCGCGTGTCGTCAATAGCAATAAGGACGCTATTAAATTTCATTTCCAATTCGGTAACTTTGGTAATGCCAAGGTCGCCTAGTTCGTCGCCAAGTTCTTGGGTGACGCCAATAAACCTACCCATGCCCAAAAGCATGTTGTCCAATACTTCAACTACGCCGGCTTTCATCCGAGCAAATTGCAATTGGACGGACAAAGTAAATTTCTGAACGTAAAGACCGGTAATGCCCATGTTGCTTACAAAAGCGTCAAACGCCCCGCCAAGGCCTTTCTTGCCGAAAGCGTCTACGGCGGCTTGTGCAGCGCCCGGCAATTTGTCTAACGCGTCCTTGAAGTAACGGTTATTTAAAATGGCGTAGCCGATTGTTTCCTGCACTTCGTCAAACACCACACCCAAACGGCGCATTTGACCTTCAAAAGTGTTGGCCGCTGCAAGGCTTGCCCCGCCGAACTGTTTTTCTAGTTCGCGTTGAGCGGCTGCAAAGTCTTTGCTTTTAATAATTGCCGGGTCAAGGGCAATACCTAATTTGGTTAACGCACCTAACTGGCCGTTTTGTGCTTTAGATAGCGCAAGGCTTGCTGTTTCTAAGTCAACGTTGGCGCCTGCGGACAGGTCTAAGGCAAGTCCTAAAAGGTCCTGGGCTTGTGTAAGGTCGCCGGTTGCTCGAACCAACGTGGCAAGGCTCGGCCTAAGCTGACTGTCCGCCACCCCCGACGCAAACTGCATTTTGCTTATAAATTGCTCGGTCGCCCCAACCATTGCGGTAGTCGCGCCAACGCTATTGCGTAACTGCTTTTCTAATAGGGCAACACTCTTTTGGTCCTCGGCGGCGGCCTGTAGCGCTTTAGTAATACCAACGGCAGCTGCACCAAACGCGGCAGTAACGGCAGCACCAACAAGCGCGCCAGTCTTACCAAACTTTTTAAATACCTTTTCGGCCGCGCCAATGCCGGCGTCGCTAAACGTTGTAATAATCGGAATGTTGATAGCCATTAGCGGACCTTCAAGTTTCTGTTGGTAATTTTCATAACGTCCTCAACAACAAGCAAAACGTCCTTTTGTACGGCAGGCTTGTTTTTTTCTACGGCTTTGTCAATAACGCGCGGTTGGCCGCCTTCCTCTTTTGTAAGGTTGGTAACAAATAGCCCGGCTGTATTACGGCCCGCATGGTCATAGATCACGCCGGCAGGGTCGGTAGATTGCACAACCATTAGCTTGTAAGGCTTTGAGCCGAAAACAACTTGTTCGGTGTACCCGCCTTTGTTGAAGTCAACGTAACGTTCACGGGTAGCGCGGGCGCCAACTTTAATTTTGTAGCCCTTTTGTACTTGATCGGTACGCCAACTAGTTTCACGACCTTTAACTAGGTTGCCTCGAACCATGCCGGAAAGCGGGGAGCCGTTGCCTTTGCTGTTGTCAAAATTGGCAACCATGCTGCGGGCTTCGGTGAGAATTATTTGACCGCTGTTTTTAATTCGCTTGGTAACTTGGCGCCTGTATTTAGGGTCAATTTTGTTTAGTTCGGCCAACGCTTCTTGAATACCTTGGACTTCAAGTACGTTTCGTTGGCGCATGGCGTTTACCTTTTGTTTCGTTCCCCTAAGACTTTAGCCACGGTTAAAAGGTCTTGCGTGTCAAACACTTGCGCGTACCAATGCGGCGCCCACCCTGTTGCAACTAACAGTTCGGCTAATTGCCGGCGGTAGGTGCCGCTTGGGTAGGGTTTTGAGCCTCTTGATCTACAACCTCGACGTTGGTTACTTGTTTGCAGTAAGTATCAAATTCTGACGGCACAACAATTTTGGATTGTTTGCTTGCTTCCCAAGCCAAAAATAGTAAGTCCTCAACACCAATGCCATTTGCCATGTCGGCCGCTTTGCGTTTAAAACGGCGTTCCCATAGCACAATGGTAAAAAGGTTTGTGCTTACTTGGTACGTGCCTTCGTGGTTGGTTACTTCAAGGGTTAATTGCATTTATGCCTTCTTTCGTGTCGGGCCGATTGTTCGGCGCTAATTATGGGGTTACGTCTTTGGTGTACGTTCCACCAACAAAGGTAACGTCAATTGTCGAGAGCTCGCCCATGGTTGCATTGACAACTGGCAATTCGGCAAGTAGCGCGCCTGTAAGCGTGAAGCCTGGGTTTGTCGCGCTGTCTGCACCAACTGCAGGTTTTACAATGACGGTTACCAAACCGCCAACAACGTTTTCAAGCGTTGCAAAAGTTTCGCTTGCGTCGTAGGAATTGTAAAGGGTAAGGGTTACTTCGTGGTTGCCCAACCCTGCTTGGAACGTGCGCGCCGTTTTGCCAAACGTGGTGTTTTCAAGTTGGTCGTAACGCTGCGTAAATACCGCTGCGGTGCATTGGTCGGTTAGGTCAACTGCGTTAACGGTTACGACCGGGTTGGAAAGGTAGGTGCTTGTTGCCATGTTGTTTAATCCTCTTTCGTTGCTTTCTTATTTTTAGCACCTTTTTTTGGTGCCGGTG